GCTCAGCCACGGGAAGGCTGATGGCTTTCTGGATCCGCGCCACGATTGCCTGATACTCATCACGGGTCACGATCACCACCGCCTATCTCTTCCGCGCAAACGTAAATGCCCGGTATCCGCGCCCAGAACTTCTCGACGATCTCTGAGGCCACCTGCGCGTCATCTCGCCAGTACCCCAGATCGGTCATCACGTCCTTGAGCATCTTCTGCAGGTTGTCTGTGTCGGGCCTCGTGGTCTTGTACTCACCATTGCCGTGCCGCCCTTGCGGGAAGCACCACTTTACCATGAGCCGCACCGCGCCCACGAGCGGGAAATCTGGTCTGTGTGGCGCCAGGTGCCCAGTGAGCTTAACGCGCACCGCCTTGACCTCGGGCGGCTCATACATCCGCACCTGGCCACCTCCCGTGGTGATCTTGTGCATCTGCTGCGTGGTCGTCGGCGGGTTCATGGCTGCAAAGAACTCAACCCTCATAATCCCGCCCTCGCCATGTCCAGGTCTCACGGTCAAAGACGATGTATCCGCAGTCCTTGAGATTCCCCACAAAAACATTCACGACATCCGGGTGCTTTGCCATCCACGCAAGCACCTCGTCTTGCTCAGGCACGTATTCGGTATCAGCGCCCGCTTTCCTGTGCAGTGGCGGCATGTTAAGTACTATCGATAACCGCTTATCTCGCACTCTCGCGTTTCTGCCCATTGACCAATCATCCTCCTATCGTTTTACTCTTTCGTGTTTCGGGGTCAGCGTTTTTTCTTCTCGCGCGTTTGGCAGGACGGGTCAAAACAGGGGGTGGTCAAAAACGTGTGTGTATACACACGTTTTTGACCCCTGTTTTTGACCCCTGCCTGGGGCCATGGGGTCATTGTTTATTTGACTATTGACCCCTGTTTTGACCCCTGCCCTGACCCCTGTTTCGCGTAGGGGTCAACAATACTATTTTGCAGTTTTTGACCCATGACCCCTGCCTTATGATTGTTGTTTCCATTTCACAATTCCGCCCTCGCGTGTGTATTTTCCGCTGCGGTCGATGCGGTCCCGCACTGTGTTTTTGCTCGCGGTCATGAAGTCCATGAGCCCCGAGATGGTCACCTCACCGTCGCCGGAGAGGATACTGAACGCCCGGTCAAGCTCCTCGTTTTTCTCTTGCAGTTTCTGCGCCGGGCTTTTCTTTTTGTACTTACTGAACCCATTGCCAGGGGTGCTTGCGTCGAGTTCGATGTCCGCCAGCGCTCCCGATGCGTCGGGCTCGTGAACGGGATACGAGAACCAAAGGTTGAAAGAATCGAAGCGTGGAAACTCTCGCAGGGTCCCGGCGATGCGCCACGCACTGCCGGCCGCAGCCGACTTCTGCGCGGCCACCTGCGCCTGCTGGGCCTCCGCCTGGCCCGCCGTATCCAGCAGCCGCTTGCACGCCTCGCGCATCTTCGCAGCGCTGCACAGGTCGTCTTGAGACACCGCATCTTCAAGCCGCATGCGCTTGGCAATGACCTGCGCCAGAGCCTTGGCAACGGCACTGTTTGCCCGCTGTTCCATGATCGCCTCACCGAGATCAAGCTCGATCATGTCTATGATTGCGTCCGGGTCGCGAGCGAACACGCCCGATCCCGACGCGCGGTCCATGGAGTTCTTCCCGCCCTGGTTGCCCTTGGAATGGTGGTGGCAGTAGATAACCGCGCAGCCCAGCTCCGTGCAGATACGGTCAAACTGGTTGCAGAACGCTGCCATCTGGTCGGCGCTGTTTTCATCGCCGGTGATGACCTTATAGATCGGGTCAATGATGATTGCGGCATACTCTTTTTTCGCCGCGCGTCGGATAAGCTTAGGGGCGAGTTGGTCCATAGGCACGGACTTGCCGCGCAGGTTCCAGATGTCGATGTTGTCAACATAGCGCGGCGGCCAGCCAAGCGCATTGTATACGTACTCAAAGCGGTGTAGGCAGCTCGGGCGGTCAAGCTCAAGGTTGACGTAGAGCACGCGGCCCTGCGCACACGGCCACCCAAACCAGCTTTTGCCCTCTGCCAGCGCGACACAAAGCTCAATGAGGGCGAAGGACTTGCCCGCTTTTGACGGCCCAACAAGCAACATTTTGTGGCCTTTTCTCAACACGCCGTCAATGAGCGGCGGTGCAAGCTCGGGCATATTGCCCCATACACTCGCGAGGCTCTCCGGTTCTGGCAGGTTGTCGGTGGTGCTCTGATACCACTCCTGCCACTCGGTAAAGCTGCCCTTGCCGATGTTGGTATCTACGAGGTATTGCTTTTGCCCCTTGCGCATAACGCCGGGCATACGCGAGAGCCGGGAAGGGTTACGATTCTGCGAATCGATCTGCAGGCCGTTTTTACGACAAATATCATATAGGAAGTCAACGCGGTGGCGGTACTCATCATAGCTGCCCGCCTCGATGCGGACAATGGCGTGCAGGCTCTTGCCGCCCGAGTGCACAAGCGCCGCGACGGGAAGCTCCAGGCTGCGCACGATCTCGTTTTGCTTTTCTATGGGCATGTCGTCACACTCGACCAGGGCATAGCGGAAGTCCGTGACGTTCTCATTGCGCACGCCCTTGCCATCCAGCGGGTTGAAGCGGATCCACGCCCCCACATCAGGGGAGTAGTCGCCCAGCACCGCGCCGATGTCTCCATCGCATTTAGATAGTGCCTGGATGAGCTGCCCCGCCGTCCGGTCCCAGCAGCCCTTTGTGGGCATGTCCCTGCCTGCGTCTTTTCCATCCTGCTGCTTCCAACTTCGCGTGACATAGCCCACGTTATCGTCGCTGCTGAACAGCGTAGTTAGATAGGTGATGAGCTGACCTGCCGGGTCCCACTCTTCGGGAATGGTGACATCCCGGCCTTCGATCCAGTTTTTATCTATAATCCGCTCGTCGTACTCGATTACATCGTCCCAATCCAGGGCATGCCCGCCGATGTGCGGGCGCCATCCGTTGTCCTGCGCCATCTTGACGATGGTACCGGCTGTCACCTTAGAGGCCATGTCACCGTGAAATGATTCCCATTTCCGCGTACACTCACCGCGATTATACCGCCCTTCATTTAAGTCGCGGGAGCTCCATTCCTCCCAAACGACAGCGGTATACCCTGCCTCTTTAAGCGCCATGCCGACGCTGACCCATTCCGAATAGCTCAGGTTGCTGGGGTCGATGTATTTCAAGCACTGTACAAGGTCGATGTCTCTATCCATGTGTTACTCTCCTTGCGGGGAATACGTTGCGGGCGTGACGCCGTGCGGAATTCGCCACCCATTGCCCGCGATGCGGTCGATCAGGCCCTTTGCCGAATCAAACGGCCACGTGCCCACGTGCTGAAAGCCGCGACCCTCCAGAAAGCGAATCTGCTTGGGCGTTGTCAATCCTTCCACGCGCCGTTTTGTCAGCCTGTCCAGCAGCAGTTTGGCCTTGCCCGCGTTATCGATCTCATCGGGCAGAATCCCAATCTTTTCAAGAGCCTTTTTCTGGTCGTCTGTAGGCGGCGCCATCTGCCAGCCGAATGACGGTGTATAATTCACCAAGTCCTCGGCCTGTATGCTCATCTCGAACTGCAGCGGATCCACCAGCGCGCGCTTGCGCGTGCGCATCTCATGGAGCTGCTTGGCGAGTGCTTCTTCTCGCTGGGCGATTACGTCTTGCGCGGCCTCGCGCTCTGCCTCCTCGATGTCAATGGGTTCTCCGCCCGCGCTCGCCGTCTCGACGATCTCGGTCATGCGCTGGGCGACCTTTTCATCTTCGCAGATGAGGCTGGCCGGGTGGCAGAGTTCCATGCGTTGTGTGTGCCAGAGGAAGTCCAAGAGTAGAAGCTCAGTCTTGCCGGGGTGCAGGCGCGTGCCGCGCCCGACCATCTGGCAATTGCCAACAATAGCAACCTTACCATTTCGGCGGGTGACGATTGTCCCGGCTTCGGTCTGTACACACCAACACTGTTCATCGGTGTGTTCTTCTTTTTTCCAGATTGGTCTGCCGTCATAGGTTGACCCAAGGCAAATACGATCCTTTTTCTTCATGTGAAGGAGATAACAGTTGTTTCCACTCTGACTAACCTGTACGCTGATATTCGCTTTCCATCCTCTTTGAATGGCCATAATCTGCAAACGCTCTGCATAAACCTTATCACCGGTGCTTATGTGATAAGAACGACGCGTCCATGGTTGCCCGACCTGTTTTGCGCCATCACCAAAGTGAATGGCCTCAAGCATCACGTCAAACTGCACCTCGCTCATATCGCATAGAGCATCAGAAATTTGTTTTGAAATATACGGCTCAAGCTCCCCCCAGCCGCGAAGATGCCTGTCCCTTCCTCGAGGATGGCCCTTGCTTATCGTCCATTTCACTGCGTTGCTTGTCTCGTCAAAGGCGTTAGTGCGACTGCGTTCAGAACGTCCATACTTAAAACCACAACCATTTATGCAGTCCTGGATTAGTTCCAGCCATGGTTGATGTGCACCTTGTGTAATGGTGATCGCTCCATTGGTTTTGTTAATAGAGCCGTCCGACAATACCCAGCCAATGAAACGAAGCTCGTCATCGGTCAAGGGTACGCCCTTGAAGTTACCATGTCCAGATACCGGTATAAAGGCACCATCCTTTAAGCCTGCAACATGTTCGGCTTCTTTGATTTTCCAGCCCAAACGCCGTTTGTTGTCATAAAGAATGCGATGTTTATTGGTTACGCGAATGTCGATTTGTGGACCAGAAACTGAGCAAAAGTATTCATCTGAATCCAACCTCCGCCGCACCGTTGCGATGGTAGGCTCGAAAGAGATTGACCCGTTTTTGACATTGAAAGTAGCTACATTTTCGCCAACAGAAACATCGCTCTTCCAGCCGTCCTCGGTGAGGATTTCTGTTTGCTCATCGAGGCAGTATAGGCTATTAACCTTTGTGGGACGCAGTACGACGATACAATCAACAATAGGGCAGTCCCACCCTTCGGTGAGTAGCATGGAATTGCAGAGCACGTCATACTTTCCATCCGCGAAATCTTCAAGAACCTGCGCGCGGTCTGTGCTCTCGCCGTTGACCTCAGCCGCCTTAAACCCATGCGTGCACAGGATGTCGCGGAACTTTTGCGATGTTCTGACCAGCGGCAGAAATACGACGGTCTTGCGACCTGCGCAGGTCTTGCTCATCTCCTGTGCGATCTGTTCCAAGTATGGATCCAGCGCCGTGCCTAGTTCGCCCACGCTGTAATCGCCGCCTTGCGTGCCCACGCCGCTGATGTCCAGCGTGAGCGGGATGGTGAGCGCTTTGATGGGCGATAGGTAGCCGTCCTTGATTGCGCGCGTGAGCGTGTACTCGTAGGCCAGCGAATCAAACACCCGCCCAAGATTCCGCATGTCGCCACGGTCAGGCGTGGCCGTCACGCCCAGCACTCGCGCGCCGCCGAAGTAGTCCAGCACACGGCGGTAGCCATCCGAAAGGGCGTGGTGCGCTTCATCTACTATAATAGTACCAAAGTAGTCCGGGGCGAACCGTGACAGCCGGGTTTCGCGCTGTAGGGTCTGCACGCTGCCCACGACCACGCGGTTCCAGCTCCCGAGACAGGTATCTTCTGCTTTCTCGCGGGCGCATGCGAGGCCGGTAGACTGCGCGAGCTTGTCCGCAGCCTGGTCAAGCAGCTCGCCGCGATGTGCGAGCACAAGCACTTTGTCCCCGGCGACCACGCGATCCTCAATGAGCTTTGAAAACACAATGGTCTTGCCGGTGCCGGTAGGCAGGACGAGCAATGTCTTGCTCGTCCCCTCGTCCCACTGCCGCTTTACGGCCTCCCGCGCCTCTTGTTTATAGGGCCGGGGCT